CCCGGCGACACGCTCGCGCGCATCAAGCCGGGGCAGTCTCGCGCTCAGCCGGGAGGGGGCCAGCGGCGCAAGCTCTAAAATATCTTAGGATCAAAGCAGCCATGTTCGGCGCAGACCCGCTTCGCCATCGCCTTGAACGACGCGCCGTGGGTGTCTTTCTTGCCGGTCAGGTGTTGCCGGTAATGGATCATTTCATGGGCCATGACGGACAGCAGCGTTACCGTTGTCCCGGCACCATTCTCCGATACCCGGATTACTGGCCTTTCGCCCTCAATCCCAAAGTCAGCATGTATCTTCGGGTCGCGCACCACCTTGAACCGGACGGCGTGGGCGGGCGGCATCTTCCAGGTCTTGAACGGCTCGCTTGCCCGCATAAACGTATAGGCTGCGGAGAGCAGATCGGGTGTTAGCTTCACAGCTTCCAGCCCTTATGAACCCAAACCTGATATTCGTAATAGCCGTCTAGTGGGCCGCGCGGGTGATCCGTAACAACGCGGAAACTGACGCAGCCGGTCAGGGACAGGCACACAGCGACAACCCCGAGATTTGTCACGGCCCCGCCACCAGGCATTTGCGGAGGGCTGCGGTGGCCTCCTCTGCGAGCCTAGCGAGGCCCTGGGGCGATATGTTGAAGGTATGGAATGACCCGCCCTCTATGACACAGAGCCTGTCCTGGGCCCCGTCATGGACTAGATAGGCAATGCAGCTTCCGTCCGTTGCCGGCGGTGAAGATTCAATCTCGCCGGCCTCAGTCAGGCGATGATGCGCGCTTTCCATGTTCCCTCATTTGTGATGCTCCCAGTCCCCGTGCGGATATTTCGCTTTCAGGAAGTCGAAAAGCTCCACACCCTCGTACTTGCGGCAAAGGTATTTTAGCGACAGCAGCATGAGGTCATATTCCCCATCCTTGACATCGTTCAGGATGGCGCAGCCGTTCCAAAGGCGATCGGCACCGTTTCGGTATCCCTCGCGGTGCAAATAGCAGGAGCCCAGGACGAGCCCGTGCTGCGTCTGGCCGGTGGACATGATGCGATTGGAATAGCGCATGCCCTGCTCATGCCCCTGGACGAACGATGCGCCGATCTTATTGAGCCGCGCGCCGACCTCGCCGCCGATGGGCTTGCCAGAATGCTGGTTTGGGAAGAAGTGGCTAACGTACAGGCCGTGTATGCATATGGGCTTTAGATACGGGACGCGCGTCCAGTTGCGCGTGTCGCATTTGTCGGAGCCAACGGTGCCTACGAGCTTTGCATCATTCGCAGCAGCGCGGTCGGCGCGGACATCGTGGTTGCCCATGATGTAGTAAAGCTCGGGGTTCCACTGCTTGCGCTTTCCGTCGACAAGCTTGGCCCGCTCTTCTTCCATCGGGGCGCAGAGCGTGGCGAACGCTACGTTTCCAGATAGAACATCTTCGGAATATCGAAGCCCTTCCAAACTAATGGACCCGGGCTTTTCATAAGAACTCAAACTGGGGTGGTCCCAGTGGTCCCCCAGGTGGATGACTACATCAACGCGATAATCTACTAGCGCCCGTCCGATCCACCGCATTGCATCGTGCGGAACACCAGGCTTGATCTGGGTATCGCCAATAACAAAAATGCGGCGATGGTTTGCTATCATTCATCAGCCCCCTCGAACCTCAGAAGAAAAACAGATGTGCAGAGGAGCAGGACGCAGATGGCCGTTGGGGAAGAATATGCAATTGTCCCAAGGTTTGGGCGCAGAGCCGCATTATCCACAGTCGCCAGACCGAGATGGTCACAAGCGCGCCGTGTCATGTGGCCTTGTGGAATAGCGCAAAGATGGTGGCTACAAATCCCGCAAGCCAGCCCGCAAATCCGCCAATGATCAATGCCGTTCTAAGCGATCCATTTCCGCGCTGCGCTATAATTTCCAACGCCTTCAAGGATATTTTAATGTCGGCCACATCGCCCTTGATGTTCCGCATCTCGGCTTCGAGCGTTGCGATCCGCTCCATTTCAGGTGGCATGGGCATCACGGGTTCGCCTTCTGTTGCAGGCGAACCCAATCCTGGAGCGCCATCATTTGGGCTGCGAGGAGATCGTATTCTCCACTGTTTTGGACGGCAGCTTGAGCCACTTCAGAGAGTGCAACGCCGCTGGGGGCGTCATCAGTTCCGGCGGCGGCTGGGGGAACGGGACCGTGGGCCGCGTCGTTGAACACGCGCACAAAGCCAAGGGGCAAAGTGCAAGCAGCATCAGCCTTTTCAGTGACATGGATTGGAACCTCTTTGATGCGGATGATTGTCTTGGCTTCGTCCTGTGCCTTGACGGTGACGTACTTGGTCACAACTTCGCGGGTAATCTCGCCCTGCTTGGCGATGATGGGCTTGGCCGCGTTCTGGGCTTCGACCACAGCCGCCAGATGGCCCTTGTTGAACTCATGCTGGCCGAACCACCAGAGGCTTAGAGCGAATGCGATGGCGATGCCGATGTAAGAACCAGGTGGGCGGCTGAAGAATGTCAGAGCGGCATCGAATAGAGACTTGCCCCAGCCCAGCAGTGGCAGCAGGAACAGCGGCATTACGGTGTCCCCGTCGCGGCAGCATTGGCTGCGTTCTTCTTGTCGATCGTCCGCGCCGCGATATTACCGCCCACAACCGCGCCGGCTATCGGGATGGCGACAACCGCGCTTTCGTGGATCAGGCATGCGATGGCGATTGCCGTGGAGCAGACATAGGTCGCATACGGCCTGTGCCATGATGTGACAAGCTCATCAATCTTGTCCCAGTCGATATTCATCAGGCCCTCAGTATCTTGTAGTTATTCAAGACGGCGTAGGTGAAGAGCGCGCCAGCCAGGGCGGTGACGGCAACGGAAAGGAGCGGGTCAGTCGCGCTCGCCTTCCAGATCATCCACCCGATCGGGATCATCACCAGCTTGTAGAGCGCCCAGTATGGGCCGGTGACCTTCATCAGCCATGCCATAACGGGATTGGCCTCATGGCCCTTGCCGCTGGCGATGACCGCCGTGGTGCTGGCGTAGTCGAGGTAATTAAGAACGGCGATGATGATAAACAGGACGGCGAGTATTGCGTGGATCATTTCATTCCCCATAGGGCTGCTTCGGATGCGCGGCGCTTCACCAGACCGGGCAACTGCTTGCCACCCGCGAAGATGAATGCCTTCATGTGCGTTGTTATCAGGCCGTCCGGTGCGCCTTCATTAATGCGCTTGAGCAGGGTGCTGCTCAGAAACAGGCCGCTGCCGATGTTGTAGACGAGGCTGCACAGCGCGGAGAAAGCGTTGTCGCTGATCGGAACCTTCACCGCCTTGACGATGGTGTTCTCCACCCCGACCAGGTGGTTCTCCAGCCAGACTTCGGCCTGATCCGGGGTGCAGACATCGCCCTCCTTGACGGCGGTGCCGTTAGGGTAGCGGGTGGTTCCATAGCCAATTGTCCACACCCCAGCGGGGCATTGGTAAGCCTTTGGCCGGAAACCCTCATAGTCACGGATTATCGCCAATCCGGCGCTGTTGATGGTGCGCGACATGGACAGGTGACCCCTGAAATGCTAGGTTTTGGGAATGGAGCCACAGAAATACCGGCCCGGAAAACAGCCAATTTTCAATAACTGGCGCTACGCAGCAGTATTTGCGGCATTCATATTTCTGCGCTTTTGCTGGGTCTTAGCGTTGCGGCGGTGATTGCTGTGGAAGCAGAAACGCCCCTAGCGGAATCCGCTTCGGGACACCATTGCTAGGCGTAAGCAGCTTCGGAAGGCTTTGAAGGTGCAGGCCAAGGTCAGCGGGTGGAAGCTGGAGCAGCGCCCCGGCAGCATCTCGCACCGGAACCGGCATAACCCCGGCGCGGAAATTTGCTATCGGGTTTTTGAGATACTGAACGCCAGTCTTGATAGCCCCACGGATGGGGCCATGATTGATGACATTCTGCCCAGCATCCAAAGCAAAATTAATACCCGCATTCCCGCCGTCCTGTTCCGCCATTGCAGCGTTGTATTCGGCAGTCGGAGAGCCAGCGCCAGGAACGCGAGTGCGGGCAAAGTCCGCCATCTTTTGTTCGGAGGCCATGTTTTGGATAAACGCGCGGGCTTTCTCTGGTCCAATGGCAGCCGCCAGCTTACCCTCAACCATCGGGGCTTTAAAAACCGCCGCGCTAAGTTTTCCCTGTTGCTGTAAATTAAACAA